AAACAAGAAATCATCTGACTAATATTCAAGAGCGATCCCTTCGATCCTGAATTAACAATCATTACGAAACGATTATCCTTACTTAGGGATTTGCGTCCCTCCTTACCCGATTCTGCGGTTGCTTGATTTAATATATTATTTACTGTAGTTTCGAACTGGACCATATTCGTATTCGAAGTATCATTTTCGAAAATACCTAGATGGACCTTATCTACAACCATCTGGACTTCCGATTTCTTATCGTGAATAATGCGAATAATCTGTTCTTGGGTCTTCTTATTTGCAACTAAATCGCTAATACCGACACTAAATGCACTTGATTTCATATACTCTGTGACAACATTCTGGAGATTATCGATAAATCGGGCGCATTCCATATTTCCATAGTCATTGAAAATACGATGAAGAATACCCTTTGTGCCAGATCCTAATACGCCTTTTTCCATTTGTCCGCGCATATATTGCCCATTACGAATTTCCATCACATTATTCGATGTACTTTTATCTTCACCTTCTTCGAAAAGTTTGGTTTCATATTTTAATGTAATGGGTGGCATGATTTGGCTAAGAACATCAAATGATGTAAGTGTTTTGCGATTGTCATAAAGGGATTTTACATCGACATTCGGGAACATCATTAAGAGGTTCATCGCATCTCTTGCTCCTAACTTGATATTGGGTCTTGTAAAACGGTAGGAACCAAGCATATTGTCTTGATAGATACCAATAATAGGGGAATTACCTGTTGGACTGATAATTTGGTAGGGTATCGCTGCGAGGTGACGCAACTCAGTCTCCGCTAAAATATTTTGGGGCATATGCATATTCATTTCCATGAACCCCCCTATGTTTCCAAAGGGGACGGAATACACCTTGAGCATCATCCGGTTGGCTAGACCATCATTTGATACCCGCGAACATCTACTCTCTGAACCTTTTCCATACTCTACCATAACGAGGTTAGGAACTTGGCTGCGGATTGCCCAATCCTTCATATTTTTACCATTGGGTTCGGCTATTAACCGAGTTCCTAACAAATGTTTCCATCCGTAAGTGGTAATGAAGGCTCTAAGGGGTTTCCCGCAATTTGGACGCGTTGCCATTTAATTAAATCTAATATAAAATTTCTCGCTCTTTCAATTAATATATCAACTGTTTCAAATTTTCCTACAAAAGTTGTTTTGACTTTATCTATTTTAATACGAATATAAGTTCCATACTTATCACTTTTTATAATGTATATGTATTGGTCAATATTTGTCTCATCGATTTTTACTGTCTTAAACCTCTCACACTTTCTAGTTAAATGTTGATTCTGAGCTGTTTTCATCATATTTATACGATGATTATCATTATTTAATGCATTTTTCAACCCTTCAGAAATCAAATTTTTAGTATACTCACTATGTTTGGTATTTCGATCCTTTTTTTCTCGATGAATAGGTAATTCGCAAATATATTTTCCTTCTATATCTACGAACCCTTTTCCACCATTTGTTAAATTATAGCCATTTGGATATTTACTATTATTTTCTAGTATATAATGCTTTTCTTTTTCATCTAGTTCAGCAATATTACAAGATAATAATAATTCACATGTAAAACTCTCAATGCCATATTTCAATAAAGCGGCATTCAAATATCTACTTTGGTTTTTCTTATTTGAATTTGCTTCATGGATATGATCTTTAAATCTACTTATATATCCAAACGGTCTATACTTTTTATGATTTAAACGATGACTTCTTGTTTGACCAATATATATTTTGTTTGTTACTATATTCGTAATTTTATAAATTTCGCCAATAACTTTATCACTATCTTCTTGTGATAATATCATTTATATATTAATTATTTGCGAGATAATTTTCTATTCAATTTTATTTAAATGACTAGACAATTATATTAACAATTTACATTCATGCTAAATGCAGTTGTTAGTAGATATTACACTGTTTTTCCTACTAAGTATTATCTACAACTTAGTAAGCAGTTGCCTGTTGGGAACAAAATTTATCCCCATCAAAGTCCGCATTGTAAGGTTTGGTGTTACAAACATTCATACGAAAAGTGTCACCTTGTTTCATCACCTTTACGATATGACCCATCATAGACATTCTATGAAGGGAAGGCTGTCTATTAAAAAGGACGACATCTCCATCCATCATATGACGATGAACCGTATCACCATTTTCCAAGCGAATCGATCCAATATCTACATATCGGAGAGAAATCGATTCGCCATTTTTCCTCTCTAAGATCTTCGCTCCTGGATGTACATCTGGACCATTCAGAATGAGTTTCATCAAGAAACTACGATTGCGATCGTTTACAGTAATCGGTTTCGTAATATTCTTAGCTACTTTCAGAGGAACACCTAATTCGAAAATCGAAATATTCGGATCACCAGTAATCACAGAACGCGCACTGAAATCTACGCGTTTTCCCATCAAGTTACCACGAATACGCCCATTCTTCGAATTCAGCCGACCCATAATACATTGTAAAGGACGACCCGACCTCTGTGCCATAGGAACCGCACCTTTGATCTTATTATTTGCAATCATCGCGACTAAGTACTGTAAGATACTAGAAAGACCATCGATCACAGCAGCATTCGTATCGGTTTTCTGGAGTTTGTCATAAAGATCCTTATTGGTTTTGATTATATTACTATAGATATGTGTCAAATCATCTTCGGATCTCTGCTGGGCATCATGTTTTACTGAGGGTCGGACAGCTGGTGGTGGAACAGGGAGTGCTTGACAGATCATCCATTCAGGTCTTGCCCAAACCGGACTGAACCCCATAAATGTAATATCCTCATCGGAAATACGCTTGAATAGTTTCAATACGATCTCGGGGGTCATTCGCATATTGATTTTCTTCATTTCCTTTGTACCATCTTCTGCTTCTGTTGCAATATTTTCCCAGATAGCATAGATCTTTTCGAAACCCTCGAGCTTCATTTTCGTTGGCTGCTTACAACCACAACCATCTTCAGTGCATTCACCGCAGCGATTTATTTTAGCTGCTAATGATGAGACATATTTCCATCGCTTTTCAGCGGGCCACTCAAGAATATGCTTATGCTGATTTTTATTTAAAAGCAGTTTACTACATTTAAAACAGATAGATCGAAGAATTTTTAGAATATCTTTTATATGGGTAATAAAGAAGACAGGACAGGCTAACTCTATATGACCAAAATAACCCGGCGTATCAATATAAGTAAATCCATCTGTAGGACAAATCAATCCCGGTTCTAAGACACCCATACGAGGATCAAATAGGCCTTCTGGAGAGGGCTTATTATTATTCTCATAAGTATTACGGCTTTTAATTTCTACTACAGAATTTCGACGAATTTCATCGGGTGATAACATACTAAACTGGATCCCGATAATACGAGATGCCGGTTTATCTGAAGTAGTGGTGTTTTGATTTCGAGACATGTTAATCACTATATAATTATAAAACAAAATATTTATATCCTTTTACCTTTAATTTGTTTCTCAATCAATTTTTTCCATTTCGAAAATAAAATTGATTCGAATAAATATCTCTTTTTGAAAAGATATAAACATATCTCAGTTATACTATAAAATGGCACGCAAGATTGAAAACAGACTTAAGAAGAAGGTTGAATCTGATTCTTCTTCCTCCGATGATTCGGATTATGAATATGAATCATCTAATTCGGATTCGGATTCAGATTCGGATTATGAAGAAGAATCAGAAGAAGAAACAGAAACCTCTGAGGAAGAAGTGAAACCTAAAAAGAAGAACCATAAGAAAAATAAAAAGGTGGAATCATCAGAGGAGGACGAAGACGATGATGACGAAGAAGAGGAGGATGAAGAGGAAGAAGTAAATAGCAAAGAATTCCAGAAACTTTTAGCTGCAATGTTTCCTTCTAAACATATATCAAAAAAAATAAAGGAAATGGAAGAAGATGAGGACGAAGAAGAGGAGGATGAGGAAGATGAAAAAAAGGTAAAGTCGAAGGATAAGAAGAAGAATAAAAAAGACAAGAAGAATAAAAAGGATAAGAAGAAGGATAAGAAGAGTAAAAAAGATAAGAAGAAGACGAAAAAGAATAAATCGGAATCTTCTACTTCGGATTCATCCAAAGAATCTTCTGATCATTCTGAAGAAACCATAGAAGAGGAAGATGATGGAAAGATCAATATTATTCTATCGATGACTCCTGAAGATGAATATGCTAACTATTTTGGACAAGAGGATGAGGATGAGGATGATGAAGATGAAGAATGTGATACCGACGACGAAGAGACCTTTATGAAAGAAAAATTCGAGAAGGTCGAACAACCAATTCTTACAAAATCTGATACAAAAGCCTTAAAGAAGAAAGAAAAGAGGAAGAAGGAAAAGAAACAAAAAGAAGAAGATGATTCTGATGAAAATGATACTCGCGATGTAGAGATGGAATATATGGAACTTCTTGATTTAAAGAAAGATTTGAATAAAAAACTATTGAAGAATCCGCAGAGCAAGATTTTAAAGAAGCGTATTAATGAATGTTCTACCGATATTAAGGAGCTCGTAAAAACCGCTCGTATCAAGAATACTAAGAAATATAAGAAGCTTTTGAATAAAGAACAGAAGAAGCCGAACGAAATGTCCTATTTTAAGAAGAAGATGTCAAATGCTGAACAGCAGCGTATTATGCGAGAATTAAAGGATGTAAATATTCATATGGGTATTGATAAGCCCTATCGTATTTCCCTTTTGGAATCACAGATACCTGCTAAACTGAAAGCACAGGCACTCCAAAAACTAAATCTCTTGAATATGATGGATACATGCGATTCAGAGTATTATAAGATTAAAAATTGGATTGATAATTTCATGCGTATTCCCTTTTGTAAATATACTTCTCTTTCAGTAAGTATGGATGATGGTCTAGAGAAATGTCATGACTTTATGTCGAATGCTCGTAAAATTCTAGACGATTGTGTCTATGGACTGGATGATGCAAAGATGCAGATTTTACAGATGGTTGGTCAATGGATTGCAAATCCTGATTCGCTTGGATCGGCAATCGCGATTAAGGGTCCTCCAGGAACAGGAAAGACGACTTTGGTCAAGGATGGTATCTCGAAAATTTTCGGTCGTGAGTTTATCTTCATTCCTCTAGGAGGAAGTGGTGATGCTAGTTATCTAGAAGGACATTCATATACATACGAGGGTTCTACTTGGGGTAAAATCGTTCAGTCTCTTATTGATTGTAAAACAATGAACCCCGTATTCTTCTTTGACGAACTCGATAAGTTAAGCGAAACTCCTAAGGGTGAAGAAATTGTTGGTATTCTTACTCATTTGACAGATACAACGCAAAATTCGCAGTTCCATGATAAGTATTTCTCGGAGGTGGATTTCGATCTTAGTAAATGTCTCTTTATCTTCTCTTATAATGATGAATCGAAGGTGAACCCGATCTTACGCGACCGTATGTATCGTATTCAGACCAAGGGGTATGATGTCAAGGAGAAATTAGTGATTGCTAAGCAATATATGCTTCCGAAAATCAGGGAACAGGTGAATTTCAAGCCGACGGATATTGTGATTCCGGATGAAACGATTCGTTATATTGTCTCGACACCTCATCTTACAAATGGGGAAGATGGAGTGCGTAATATGAAGCGTTGTTTGGAAATTGTTCATACGAAGTTGAACCTGTTCCGATTGATTAAGCCGGAAGAGAATATTTTCGCAAAGGATATCGCACTTCCAGTGAAATTTCCAATGACGATTACAAGTAAAGAGGTGGATGTATTGATTAAAAATGAGGAGAAACAGAATCAGAGTTTGCTGGCGATGTATTGTTAAATACAGGGAGATCGTAGGGGTATTGATTTGATATAACATAAGTAAAAAAGATATAAATAATTT